ACTCAGCTTACCCCTCCGCGAAATTGAGCATAGGGGGGGCTTGATGCGTGGGAGGAAGCCAAAGCCCACAAAATTGAAAGAATTGGCCGGGAATCCAGGCAAAAGGCCCTTGAATTCGAGCGAGCCGCAGCCACAGGTGCCCGACAAAACGCCGTACGTCCCTCGACACCTGAATGATGAGGGCAAGAAAGAGTGGCGTAGGGTCGTCTCGCTGCTGATGGACCTGGGTCTCTACACCGAGATCGACCGGGCGGCACTGGCGATGTACTGCCAGGCATGGGGCCGGTGGGTCGAGGCGGAGAACAAGCTACAGGAAAAGGGGGCAGTCCTTACCAGTGAGGAGACCGGCGGGATGTACCAGAATCCGTGGCTGAGCGTAGCCAACAAAGCCTTTGAGCAGGTGCGCAAGCTTGAAGCGGAGTTTGGCATGACGCCCTCGTCTCGCTCTCGCGTGACCGCGGTGAGTGGTGCAGAGGAGCCAAGCCTGGCCGATCAGTTGTTTGGGATCATCCAAGATGCCGATTAAGTTCACTGCCGAGCAGTATGTGGAGGATGTGCTCAGCGGGAAGCAAGTTGCTTGCCGGTGGGTATGGCTGGCCTGCGAACGGCATAGACGGGATCTGGAAACAGGCCAAGATCGCGGATTGCATTTTGATGAGCAGACGGCCAAGAAAGCCATCGCCTTTTTCCGGCTGCTGAAACACTCCAAAGGGGAATGGTCGGGGAGGCCGATCTCGCTCGAACCGTGGCAGCAATTCCTGATCTGGAGCCTCTTTGGCTGGAAACGAGAGGATGGGACCCGGCGATTCAGGACCTCCTACCTGGAGGTGGCCCGGAAGAACGGCAAGACGACGATGGCCGCGGGGATCGGGCTTTACCTGATGCTGGCGGATGAGGAACCGGGGGCCGAGATTTACAGTGTGGCCACGAAACGGGACCAGGCCCGATTGTCGCATGGGGAGGCCACAAGGATGGCCAAGGGCTCCCCTGCGATCCGCAAAGAGGTGACTGTCTTTCGGGACAACATTCACATCGTGGATACCGCCTCCAAATTCGAGCCGCTGGGGGCGGATGCGGACACGATGGACGGGCTGAACGTGCATGGGGCCCTGGTCGACGAAGTGCACGCCCATAAGACAAGGGACGTTTGGGACGTGATCGAGACCGCGACCGGATCCCGCCGGCAGCCAATGATGTTCGCGATCACGACCTCGGGATTCGACCGGCAGAGCTTGTGTTTCACGCAACACGAGTACACGGAAAAGATCCTGGACCAGGTGATCGACGATGATAGCTGGTTCGGGTTGATTTACACGCTCGACAAGCGACGGGATGGGGATCCCGACAGTGTTCAAGATGACGACTGGGAAGATGAGGCGAATTGGATCAAGGCCAATCCAAACCTGGGGGTCAGCAAGAAATGGGACGACATGCGACGGAAGGCGCAACGGGCCAAAGAGATGCCCAGCGCGCTCAACGCCTTCCTCCGGTTGGAATTGGATATCTGGACTCAATCTGTGACCAAGTGGGTCTCGGTAGAACATTGGAATGCCTGCGCGAAAGCGGTCGACACAGACGGATTGAGGGGGAGAACGTGCTATGCCGGCCTGGACCTGTCGAGCAATATCGACGTCAGCGCGTGGGTGCTGGTCTTTCCTCCACAGTCAGAGGAAGACGATTACCAGATCGTGCCCCGTTTCTGGATCCCGGAGGAGGCCATGGTCGAACGGTCGAAGCGCGACCGGGTGCCCTATGATGCCTGGGTCCGGCAGGGCTTTATCACGGCCACACCGGGCAACGTGATCGACTATGCGTGGATTTTGCACCAAATCGACGAAGACGCCCAGCACTATGATATCCGCGAAGTGGCGTTTGACCGGTGGGGAGCGACCAAGATCCAGACCGAGCTGATGGAACGGGGTGGGGAGGACTGGATGGTACAATTCGGGCAGGGGTACGTCTCCATGTCCCCGCCGATGAAAGAGCTCGAACGGCTGATCCTGGAGCATGGCCTGGCGCATGGGAACAATCCAGTGCTCAACTGGATGGCGGACAACCTGGTGGTGCGACAGGACCCGGCCCAGAACATCAAGCCGGACAAGGAACGATCCACGGAAAAGATCGACGGCATGGTGGCCCTGGTGATGGGCCTGGATCGGGCATTGCGACACGAGCCGCCGAAACGATCGGTCTACGAGGACAGGGGACTGGAGACTGTATGAAAAAGCAGGGCAAATACTACTGGTATCGACGCTGTTATTTCAGAGGATGGTCCTGGCTAGGTCTATTCAATACGGTCATGGGATGCCTTTTCAATCGCGTTCTGGTTCACGCTATCGATCATCGGTCAGGTAAAACGGTCAGCTGGTATTGGAATCCAGCGCATTGGTGGGGCCCAGCACCGGATCATGTTACCTTTGCAGGAGAGCGGGTCACTATACCGTCATCGGAGTGCATTATTGGAAGCACGATGCTTCTGGTTCCATTCCGGTTTAACCGTGGTGGCTTTGATGAATATGCATACTGTGAGATGGATGAGATCAAGGCTCTTGATTTGCTCAAGCGCACCAATCTCCTGACGTTTGAAATCAACGGCGACAAAGCCACTATCGTGGGAGCGACCGTATGAAACTGTTCGACCGTTACCCCACCTTGCGCAAGGTGATCGTGAATCTGAAAACCGAAAGGGCCTTTCGCGGGGTCGTCTGGCAAAAGAAACGCACTCACTTGATCCTGCGCAACGCGGAATTGATCAAGCCGGATGGGGCCACGGTGCGAATGGATGGCGAGGTGCTGCTGATGGCCGATAACATAGATTTCGTGCAGGTGCTCTGATGGTGGCGATACAGAGCGTCGGACAGTTGGAAACGATGCGAGAGCCGTGGTGGCCCAAGATCAACTATGGGTCGGTCAAGCTGTATGACCAGTACAACTATGACTATGCCACCCTCTACCGGACCCAGCCGAACGTGCGCACCTGCGTGGATTTCCTGGCAAGAAATATTGCCCAGCTCGGATTGCACGTATTCAAGCGGGTGGGGGAAACAGACCGGCAGCGATTGCGCGATCACCCACTGGCCCTGCTGATTGCCCAGCCATTGGATCCGCAGTTCAAGGTCACGCGCTACCGGCTGATCGAATCCCTCGTGGGGGACCTGGGGGTCTATTTCAATGCCTTCTGGCTCAAGGTTCGGGGACAAGACCGGCTGCAGTTGCTCCGGGTCCCTCCCCAGTTTATGGAGGTGAGTGGGAGACTGGTGGCCACCAAGTACCAGATCGACTTGGGGACCGAAAAGAAAACCTTGGATCCGAATGACGTGGTGCACTTTCGTGGCTACAATGCCGAGAGCGCGATCCAGGGATTGAGCCCACTGGAAACCTTGAGACGGGTTCTGGCAGAGGAGCACAGTGCCGGCGATTACCGGGAACACTTTTGGCAGAACGCAGCCAGACAGCACGGGATCATCGAGCGGCCTGCGGATGCGCCCACCTGGAGTGATACGGCTAGGGCCCGGTTCAAGGCGGAGTTTGAGGCGCTCTATGCCGGCGGGGAGAATTCGGGCAAGACGGCGATTTTGGAAGAGGGCATGACCTGGAAAGCGGGGACGTTCAATGCCCAGGAGAGCGAGTATCTTGGGGGAAGGAAACTGACCCGGGAAGAGTGTGCGAGGGCGTATCACATTCCTTTGCCGATGGTGGGCATCCTGGATCACGCGACTTTTTCCAACATCAAGGAACAGCACAAGAACCTCTACCAGGATTCTCTAGGGCCCTGGCTGGCGATGATCGAGGAGGAGATGGGGCTACAGCTCCTTCCCGAGTTCGAGGATACCGATGGGGTCTATGTCGAGTTCAACATCGCCGAGAAATTGCAGGGGTCTTTCGAGGAACAGGTACAGGCCCTTCAGTCTTCTGTCGGGGCGCCGTACATGACCCGGAACGAGGCACGGGCGCGAATGAACCTACCGCGTATGGAGGACCCGGGGGCCGATCAGTTGGTGACCCCTTTGAACGTATTGGTAGGCGGGCAGGCCAGTCCCAGGGACGCGACCCCGGAGACCCGGGCCCGGGAAATCACGACCAAGGCCATCGACGTGTACAATCCCGACCTGCGACAGCGACACGAGGAACAGTGGCGGAGAGTATTGGCGCGACATTATCGCCGGCAGGAGGCTGCGCTGGCCGGGCGCGTTTCCGGCCGCGATGCACAGACGAAGGTGGATTTGGGAGGAATCTGGTACGACGAAGAGCGATGGGACAGCGAGCTGTACGCGGATCTCTTGCCCCTGAACGCGAGCACGAGCCTGGATTGGGCAGGACGAACAGCCGAGGCACTCGATCAGGAATTGGACCAAGAGGAGCTAGAGCAAAGGACTTTGCCCTGGCTGCAAGAGCATTCGCGGGTACAAGCGGAGTACCTGAACGATTACACGCGGGACCAACTTTCGGCGGCATTGAAAGAGCCGGAACCGAAAGACGCAGTGAAGAAATTGTTTGAGCAGGCGATCAGCGTCTGGGCCGTGCGAGAGGCCGCGAGCGCGGTGACTACCGCGCTCAATTTCGGGGCGGTCGAGGGAGCTGTGGTCAGTGGCCTGCAATTCAAGACCTGGCAAGTGAATAGCACGAATCCCAGAGATGAACACGCGGCATTGAACGGGACCACGGTGGGGATCCGGCAGCGATTCCCGAACGGCATGCGCTGGCCCGGGGACCCGGCAGGGGGCGCGGAGAACAACGCTTATTGCCAGTGCACGGTGAGATTCTCCTGATGCCCTGGACCTACGATGATCCGCCGGCAGTGGCATTGAATTGGAGCGAGAGCGAACAACGGCGATGTGTGGATGCGGCCAATGCGGTCCTGGAGGATGGCGGAACAGATGAGGAAGCAATCTATGCCTGCATCTCTGCGGCAGGAAAGGAAAGAGGGATGAAAACCAAGACGTTTCGGGCCCCCATCGAATTGAAAGAGGACGGGGAAGAGGGAGAGTTCCGCGCGGTATTCTCTACGTTCAACGTGATCGACCATGACGGCGATGTGACCGTGCCGGGCGCATTTGAGGATGGGCAGAAGGTGCGCATTTCCTACTGGGGCCACCGGTGGCAGGACTTGCCCGTGGGACGGGGAGAGATTCATGCCGACGATGCAAAGGCGTGGGTCGACGGCAAGTTCTTTACGGACACGCAAGTGGGCAAAGAGACCTACCTGACCGTCAAGCACTTGGATGAATTGCAGGAATGGTCCTACGGCTTCGACGTGGATGAGGCGGACTGGGGGACCTACCAGGAGCAAGAGGTCCAGTTCCTGCGCAAGCTGACCGTGCACGAGGTGAGTCCGGTCATGCTTGGGGCAGGGATTGGGACCCGAACCGAATCGATCAAGAGCGCCCGGAAAGAGGGCGAGCCTGATACAGCGGGTGAGGACGAAGGCGAGGCCGGGGACGGTAAGCCGAGCGGACCGAAGCCGCAAGTCGTGTTAACCGAAATCGAGATCCAACTTTTGGAGGAATAGCGATGAACCTGAAAGAGCAGTATCGAAAGCTGCTAGAGGACGCACGCGCGATCGCGGCCAAAGCAGAGGAAGAGGGGCGGGACTTTACCGCCGACGAACGGCAGAAAGTTGAGAACATTCTCAACGAGGCCAAGAGCTTGAAAGAGAAGCTCGACCGGGCCAAAGAGGATGCGGAGATGGTGCGCCAGATCATGGACTTCGAGGGTCTGTTTGCGGACGCGCCAGAGCCGAAAGACAAGAAGCCCCCAGCCAAGCCGGGCAAGAGGGGCAGCTTGGGCCAGCAGTTTACCGAGAGCCCGGAGTTCAAGGGCTGGATGGAACAGTACGGCGGCCAGTTGCCGAGCAAAGGCCGAGGGTTTTCTTCGCCCTCTGTCGAGTTCAAGTCGCTGCTGAAAGACCTGATCACCGGGGAGAGCGACGACAGCGCCGGCGCGTTTGTAGAAACCGATTACACCCGGATCTATGAGCCGCTGGGACGTTACGCCCTCAACATCTTTGACCTGATCAGCCGACGCAACACCACGAGCGACCTGGTGCACTTTGTGCGACAGACCACGCGCGTGCAAGAGGCGGAGGTCGTGCCTGAGGCGAACGTGACCGAGTACAGCGGGGCCACGGGTGAGGAGAGCGGGGAAAAGCCGGAAGGGACGATGGAATTCGAGCCGGTGACGGCAGAGGTCAAGACCATCGCCGTCTGGATCCCGGCCACCAAGCGCGCCCTGTCCGACGCGGCCCAGCTCCGTGGGTTGATCGATCAGGAGCTCCGAGATGATGTGTACGAGGAATTGGAGAACCAGATCATCAACGGGAACGGGGTCGGGGACAACTTTACCGGCCTGGCGAACACGACCGGGGTCCTGACCCAGGCGTGGAACACCGATATCTTGACCACGACCCGGCAGGCGGTGACGACCCTGTTG